TCTCCACCAGGTTTAACAAAAACGTAGACTAATTGAAAATAATCATCTTTTTTTAAAACTACAGAATCATTAAAATACCAAGGCATATTATCACCCATGACTCTATCTTCTAATTCTTTAAATTCGTTTTTAGATAAAAAATTTTTATATATATTCATAGGTTATTGTTTGTACAAAGTTTAATGAATCTTTTTGATTATTGGTTAAATAATACATATTGGTTGAGGGAAACATTATAAATTTATTATTAGTCAGTGGTATGTCCCAGCTTCTTCCTTTACGTCTGTTATCTTCATAATGTATTCTAACCATACAATCTTTAACTCTGACACCATATAATAATGTAAAGTCTGGAGAGTTACGTAAATTTACCGGATCAATATTGAGTAATGGAATAGTTGTTTCCGCAGGTTTATAAATATCTCCCCACGTTTCTTTGTTGATTAAATTGATACTATATTCAAGATTAATATGTTCACTAATGTATGTATTCAACATATCCCAAGTTCTTGAAAATAAAAAATCTTTATTTTGAATTACTGATTGTAAAATGTCGTCGGATAATTTATCTCGGTCAATGTCCCAATCTTTAGGCATTTTGACATCACCATAATACAGTGCTTGCTCTGTTAATACTTTCTTTTGCATACCACCACTATATATAAATTATGGTTTAGAGTCTGTCAAATCCCAAGTTGTATTATCTTCATTCCAAACGTAAGACCACATATGGGTGTTTGCTTCGTTTTGTGAAGTTTGTTCGGCTGTTAATGCTGGAGCATCACCGATCGGTGATTTCCAAGAAGCTGATTCTAAATGTTTTATCCAAGATGCGTAAGGTTTTTTAGGCCAAAAGATTTGATTATCTTCATCCCATTCATAACCTATACCTGCATAGTTTCCTCTAAATGCAGTTCCACCATTACTATGTTGATTGCAATGTGTATTGTATGAAGTTTGAACCCACATTTCTGCCGGCCAATTATTATGTAGCTCTAAATATTGTTGACCTACTGATTCATCCCCAACATTATCAGCATTTTTCATATCTTTGTCATCAAGCGTTAATACTCTAATGACTTTATTGTTAGCTCCTATTTTTGCAAAATGTGCCATAATTAACCTCTATTGAAATTTGTACCTTATAATAACTACTCCACTACCACCTGCAGCAGCAGATGAACTGTTACTACCAGATCCACCTCCACCTCCACCAGTATTAGCTGTTCCAGCTGTACCTGGACTAGAACATCCTCCAGGGCCACCTCCACCTGGTCCACCTGAACTTGCTGCTGGAGTAGCTCCTGCGTTACCGCCACCACCGCCACCAGCTCTTGTAGTTGATGATCCATCAATTGAACTTGTTGCTCCGTCTCCTCCAGGTGCTGTACCGCCTGGTCCTGGTCCTGCAGAAGTACCTGCATCTGTAGCTCCACCGCCACCGCCACCTTTTTCACCAAATGAACCGCCTGTCCAAAATCCTGTACCACCATTAGTTCCTTGAGCTGGACTAACTGGAGGTTGATTACCTGTTCCTCCTGATCTAGAAGGCTGACCTCCGCCACCTCCACCGGAACCTCCTGGACCTCCATTACTAGGACCATGACCAAATCCTCCGCCAGCTGATGTTATACTTGAAAATGTTGAAGGGCTTCCATTAGAACCAGAACTAGCACCGGAACCTGGAACTGCACCACCACCGCCTACCGTAATTGGATAAGAACCCGGTGAAGCTGAAACTGTGAGTCCAGCGGGTGCAACTATTGGTGAAGCTGTGTATGAATCTTTGGGTGAATCTTTTCCTTCTCTATAACCTCCGGCTCCTCCACCGCCACCAGCACATGCTCTTCCTGAGCCACCACCCCCAGCAACAACTGCATAAGAAACTTTATCCCCACCACCAGGAGCATTACCTACTGATGAAACAGAAAAAGTACCTGGTCCTGTAAAAGTATGAATTTTAAAATCTCCAGAGGTTGTAATGGTTCCACCGGTAGCCACTGTAAATTCTTGATTAGTAATAGCACTTGCTGTAGATTCAGATATTACTTTCCATCCTTGTGTTCCATCTACATAAAGTAATACGGCAGATCCTCCTTCTGCTTTAATTTTAAAATCATCAGCTGTGCCTTGAATATTAGATCCGTTTCTACCAATTGTAATATTGTTTGTGTCAGCTGTATTTGCGTAATCTTTAATACCTACGATATTACCTGCAGAAGGTGAACTTGGAAGTGTTACTGTAACTGCTCCACTTGTAGTATTTACAAAATATCCATTTCCTGAAACACCTGTAAAATTTGATGTTTTAGCTGTTGTATCCCAAGTAACCGCTCCTATGTTTTGAAAAACTCCTTGATCGAGCATTGTTGTTCCACATGAAATAACACCCATTATGAATCTCCTTTTACCTTGGATAAATTAATTTTAAATTTTTCTCCAGATATATTATTTATCATGAATATATCATCTTTTCCTTCTTGTAAAGTCCAATTTCCTTTGGTCCCATCTACAATGTTGCCTTGATTCTTAGCTTGGTTTGATAAATGTAAATCCCCAGTGTATAAGTTTCTCCAAACAGCAGTTGTAGTACCTAAATCGTAAGTATCATTAGCACCAGGAATAACATGTCCAGTAGCATTAATAGCGCCAGAAGATATATCACCTAAATCTGCTGTGATATCTACAACATTAGTTCCATCTGAATACACAATTTTATATCCTTTGTCTGTAGTAGCCCAAGTTGGACCTGTTCCAGAAGCTGTTTTAAGAGTTACAGTGTGTGCTCCTGTAGTAGCATTTTCTACAAGATATGTTTTTTTTGGAGCTGTTCCTGAACCACTCTCTTCTGGAATTATTACATTAACATTTCCTGCTATAGTTCCTGTTAATCTTAAAACCTGGTTTTTACCATTTGATAAAGCACCGTCTGCAAAAGTTAAAGTAGCACCTGAAGTAATTCCGACTGCAGCAGATCCACCAATAGCTTGCTCTAGAATCAATAAATTAGTGTTTGTAATCTGTCCCCAAGTTCCAGAATTTTCACCGGTTGTTTGAACTGTTAATTTTAAACTTGCTGAAGTATCGTTAGCCATATTTTAAATTCCTAAATCCCTAATTATAATTATATTGTTACCATAAATCAAGCCACTTCTTTCCAACCAGGAGGATTGAGAGGGGCATTACCTGTAGGAACTTTAGTCCATATAAGAGAACTTAAATTTCCTTGAGCTGTTGTCATATTAATTCCCGTAAGTGTTGCTACAGAATCTGTTGCAGTAGCCTGACCTTCCTGCATGGTTAAATTAGAACCATTTAAATCTACTAAAGTATTGGCATTTAAAACAGCTGTGCCAAGAGCTGCTGTCATAGGTAAAGCTGTTGCAGTGACATTAGCATCTCCAGTAGCTGTTGGAGCATTTTCTTGCATAGTCATCGCTTGACCTGTTACGTCTACAGTTACATCACCTATCATATCAAGAGTGCCTTCAGCGATCGACAATAATTGACCTGTTACATCTACATTTGCGTCTCCAGTAACTGTTGGAGTGTTTTCTTGCATAGTCATTGCAAGACCAGTGACAGAAACATCTGTAGCAGTTGTTATTGAAACGGTACCTTCAGTAATTGATAATAACTGTCCTGTTACACTTACATTAGCATTTGCTGTTGTAGATACACTTCCAAGGTTAGAGCTTAAATTCTGTCCAGTGACATCAGCTATAGTGTTTGGAAGACCTACTGCTGTTCCTAATGTAGAAGTTAATGCTTGTCCTGTTAAATTTACATTAGCATCTGCAGTAGTTGTTATAGAACCTAAATTAGAAGATAAAACTTGACCTGTAGGAAATACTTCAACACCTGAAAAAATAGTAACATTACCTTGAGTAGCAGTTATTGCTTGACCAGTTAAAGGAACTACTACATCAATAACAACACCGGGAGATGTTTCTGCAATAGTAAGAGCTTGACCCGTTACTTCAACAGTAAGACTTTGTGATCCGGTTGCAGCAAAAGGACTTTCTGCAAAAGCTGTTATCCCGAACGCCATGATTTATTAAACTTCCTCTAGTTTAAACTTATATTTTTTACCAGATTTGTTATTAAATAAATAAAGGTCTTCTGCACCCTCTTGAATTGTCCAGCTACCTTTAGTGCCATCAACTGCATTACCTTCTGATTTAGATTCATTAGATAAATGTAAATCTCCAGTGTATAAGTTTCTCCAAACATTGTCTGAAGCACCGAGGTCATGACTATCATTAGCTCCTGGAACAATATCTCCAGTTACTGTTAATGTAGATCCATCAAACTGCATATTAGCTTCTGCATTCATACCATCTGCACCTGTAGCTGTAACAACTCTGTTGTTAGAACCGTTTGACATAAAGTCTGATACATCAACTGAAATTGCATCTGCAGCAACATCGATACCTGTGCCTGCTCCAACATTTAAAGTAGCAGCTCCACTAGTTGCACCGCCTGTTAATCCAGATCCTGCTACAACAGAAGTAATGTCTCCAGTGTTTGTAGTAAACCCAGCGTCATTATTAAAAATAGATAAACCTATTTCACTAGCCGCTTTTCTTCTCTCTGCACTTGAATCTAAAACAATAAATTCATCTGACCCAGTCATTGTAGCTGTCATGTCAGTAAGTTCTGATAAATCTAAATCAACACTAATAGTACCAGAAGTTGTAACAGCTGAACCAGCATCTAATCCAGTTCCTGGTGTAATACCAACACTAGTTACTGTACCTGTATTTGTAGTAAAGCCAGAGTCATTATTAAAACCTGAAATATTAATATTACCTTTAGTTAATTTTTTCTGAGCATTTGATGCATCTACTACTGCAAAAAAATCACCATCGCCATTTGAAGTAGAAGTCGTAAGTTCAGAAAGATCAACATCTATTTGATCTGCTTGAACATCAATTAAGTTTCCAGCTCCAACGTTTAAAGTAGCTGCACCGGAAGTTGCTCCTCCAGTTAAACCAGATCCTGCTACAACTGAAGTTATATCTCCAGTAGTTGGTGTTTCAAAAGTAAGTGCGCCTGATCCATCAGTTGTTAAAACTTGGTTAGCTGATCCGTCTGATGTTGGAAGTGTATATGCTCCGTTTACATTAACAGTACCTGTTGTTTGTACACCAGAAGATGTTGTTTCAAATTTCTTGGAGTTGTTATGGTATAAATCTACTGAACCATTATTATTAAAGACAGCCATATCTTCAGAAAAGGCTGCATTTGATATTTTTATAAGAGAACTTCCACCCATGATTAAATCGCCTGCACCTTGATCAGTAACATAAGAATTAGAACCATCGTGATAAAGTTGTAAATCTGAACCTGCTCCAAAGATAGCTTTGTCATTATCTCCAAAATTAACATTAGCAGTGGTTGTTAATCCTGCAAAAGTAGGACTAGCTGAAGTAGCCACACTTTGACCAATAGCTATGTCGTCAGCGTTAACTGTAACACCAGTTCCTGCGCCAACATTTAAAGTTGCAGCTCCACTCGTAGCTCCACCTGTTAGACCAGATCCTGCTACAACAGAAGTAATATCTCCGACTGTAGGTGTTTGAAACGTAACCGCACCTGATCCATCAGTTGTTAAAACTTGAGAAGAAGATCCGTCTGATGTAGGTAATGTGTAGGCTGAAAGACCAAAGTTTGATCCATCACCTTGAATAATTTTTCCAGAAGTTGTCGATAATCCTGCAACGTCTTGTAGTTGAGCATCTAGTCTTGCATTTGGAACTGTGCCTGAAGCTAGATTACTTGCATTTAAATTTGTTAATGCTGATCCATTATTTGCTACAATGTTTCCGCTAGCATCTTTAATGACTGCTTTAGACGCAGGAAGAGTACAGAAAACATCTTTAGTTCCCGCAGAAAAATTTACCGCGGAGTCACTATTTGATGATGAAATAACTGTAGTTCTTGCGAGAGTATCTGGTGTTGCATCAGTTACTGTACCTAGGCCTACTTCAAACTCACCATTCTCATTTACAATTGAGTAGTAAGTTGTATTAGAATTACCTATACCGGCAACAAATGTTTCAAAACCTGTTACTGCGCCTGCAAGACTAAGAGTACCCGTACCAGTAGTGGTCGAAGTCTCTTTGACTCTGTCGTTTACAACCAATGCCATTTATTTCTCCTTAACCAGAGATTCTTAATATAGCTGCTGCCGTAGTAAATGCTGGAAACTGAATTGTAAAAGTTCCTGATGTAGCTGTTTTATCTCCTCCAAAATCTAAAATTGCAACTGCTGCATTAGTAACTGCAGAAGATGTATTGTAGATCATTGCACCTCTAGCTGTCAACGTAACACCCGTAAACGATAAATCTGCAAAATCAACAATTGCAACACCTGAAGCGATTGAAGTATTTTGACCTGTTAATTTATCTCCACCAGAAGCGTATGTACCTGTGTTCGCAACTTCACCAGAAGTTGTGAATGCAGTAGTTGATGAGTTTAGAGTTGCGGAGTTAGTATAAAGAGCTAATTTAAAAACATCACCACCAGATGATTTAAAACTTGCATCACCTTCTAGTAATTGTTTTTTAAAAGCATTTGCGATTGCCTGTGTTATAGCCATAGTATATCTCCTTACTGTTTTCCTATTCGAGGAACACCTGCCTGGTATTCATCTCGTCTTCGTCTTCCCATTTGTTCAATTGAGAAGCCTTCAACCACTTGTTTATACTTTTGTTCGTATAATTGCAAGAGATCTTGTGGGCCTTTTAAAAATCCATAGGCCTCGATTAGGCATGCATACAAAAGTCCATTGGGAAAATTTTGACTTATATATGTTGTAGTATTTGTACTTGATAAACCTTCATCTTTCAAGATATAATTTAATTGAATTGTGTAAGTAGCATCAGGTGTAGGAGCCACTACAATATTTTGTTCGTCCCATAAACTATAGTATTTAGGTACTCCGGTAGCTTCTGTAGGATTAAATTCCGACATAAAACTTGTGTCTCTATATTGTAAAAAATCTCTATTGTTTGGTTGAGAACTTCCGTCTGAATCAACAATTTGTGCGGATCTAACAACTAACAAACCTGCAGGTCTACCAATAAATCTATCATTAACAATTAAATTAGCTGTATCATATCTTCTATTGTTATCGGAATCTACTTCTCTAAGAATTCTAAATTCTGCATTTTCTATAAATCCATTACAAATAGTATCGGTTAAAACAT